ATTGGGTGGTAATATGCGATTAAAGGCGTGTATTGAAGTCGGATTAAAAGAAGTTTTTATTGTAAAGGCGGACGACTTAACCGAACAACAAAAAGACGAATTCATAGTTAAAGACAACGTAGGGTTTGGAGAATGGGATTGGGATATATTAGCTAATGAATGGGACACGGAAAAATTACAAGATTGGGGGTTGGATTTACCAATTTTTAAAGAATACGAAGAAATAGAGCCAAGCGGTTACGATTTAACACAAAAATGGTTTTTGAATATAGAATTTGAAAATGAAGAAGATTGTGAAAAATGGTATAATTCATTAATTGAAGAAGGTTTAATATGTAAAATAGTACAATGATTCCAAAAAATATAAAATTTGAATTACAAAGCGAAGTATTTAATACTTTTAGATGTCAAGCAGCCGCAAATAGTTTAGATATAGACGTAAAAAAAAAATCAATACATAAACTCGAAATAAATAATATTAACATACCAAAAGAATGGAATATTGGTTTAATTTATGGTGCTTCAGGAAGTGGTAAAACAACTTTGGCTAAACATTTATTTGGAGAAAATATATTTGATTGTTCATTGGACGAAAACAAAAGCATTATTGACCAATTGCCAAAAGAATATAGTTATGAAGATTGTGCTAATATTTTAAATGGTATTGGATTAAATTCTGTTCCTTGTTGGATTCGACCTATTAAAACATTATCAAATGGTCAAAAAGCACGAGCTGAAGCGGCTTATTTAATGTGTAAACAAGATTTTATTTGTATTGATGAATGGACAAGCGTAGTGGATAGAACCGTTGCCAAAGCAATGAGCGTATGTTTACATAAATTTGCCAAAAAACATAAGAAACAAATAATTTTATTAAGTTGCCATTACGATATTTTAGAATGGGTAAAACCCGATTGGCTAATTGACTGCAATAAACAAAATTTTGAGCTTCCAAAAACGGAAGATTTTTTTTTTAATGAAAGGGAAAAACTCGAATTTACAATTAAAGAAGTTGGAAGAGAAACTTGGAAATATTTTAGTAAATATCACTATTTAAGCGAAAGGTTGGCGGGTGGTAAATTATATTTATATGGAATTTTTTACGAAGAAAATCAAATAGGTTTTCAATGTTTTGCAAATTATACACCTCACAGAAAAGGAACAAAAATAATATATCACTCAAATAGAACGGTAATACACCCCGATTATAATGGTTTAGGATTAGGAATTAAATTAATAAATGAAACAAGTAAATTATTAAAACAAAAAATAAATTGTAGAATAATGGCTAAATTTTCAGCAATACCCGTTTTTAAAGCTATGAAAAAACAAAAAGAATGGGTTTTTTTAGGACAAAATAGATTAATGGGAAAAATGCAAACGGGAAAAGGAATGATTAGACAAGGTGGATTTAGAGAAGGCGGAATTAAAACATTTAATTTTGAATACTTAAGTAAATAAACAACGAAAATACAACAATCAAATGGCAAATAAAGATATACAACCACGTTGGGAAAAAGGCGAAAGCGGAAACCCAAACGGAAGACCAAAAGGCGCAAAGAATCGAAGCACGATAGCGCGCAAATGGCTTGAAGTTAATCAATCACTTAAGAACCCAATAACAGGCGAACAAGAAACGATGTCGCAAGAAGATATGATTACTTTGGCACTAATAAAAAAAGCAAGGGACGGGGACGTAAGCGCATATAAAGAATTAATGAATTCAGGTTACGGAGCGCCCGTTCAACAAATCGAACAAACGAATATAGAACAACCGTTATTTCCAGATGTTAGTTAGAACAACGGCGGTTAATAAAATTATAGCGTTAAAAAAACGAATCAAAATAATACAAGGCGGAACAAGTGCGGGTAAAACCTTTGGAATTATTCCCGTACTAATAAGCAAAGCAGCCAACACCCCAAACTTAGAAATTAGTATTGTTGCTGAATCAATCCCGCACTTAAGACGGGGAGCTTTAAAAGATTTCATAAATATAATGAAATGGACAAGCCGTTTTTTTGAGGGGCGCTTTAACAAATCATTATTGCGTTACGATTTCGGTAATGGTTCTTATATTGAATTTTTTAGCGCAGACGATAGCAGTAAGTTGAGGGGGGCGCGAAGGGATATTTTATACATAAACGAATGCAACAACGTAACGTTTGAAAGTTACAACGAACTAGCAATAAGAACAAAGCGCGAAATATTTTTAGACTTTAATCCTGCAAACGAATTCTGGGTGCATACCGAACTAAAACACGAAGACGATAGCGACTTTTTAATATTGACGTATAAGGACAACGAAGCACTTGACGAACGAATAGTAAAGGAAATAGAAAAGAATCGTTCTAAGGCGTCTACAAGTAGTTATTGGGCGAACTGGTGGCGTGTTTATGGCTTAGGCGAAATAGGAATGCTTGAGGGCGTAGTTTTTAGTAATTGGAAAATGATTGATACGATACCACGCGAAGCAAAATTAATTGGCTACGGGTTGGATTTTGGGTTTACAAATGACCCGACCGCAATAATAGAAGTTTACAATTACAACGGACAAAGAATAGTAAACGAAATTGTTTTCCAAACTGGATTAGTGAATAATGAAATATCTAAAAAGCTACAAAAAAACGTAATTGCATACGCGGATAGTTCCGAACCCAAATCAATCGAGGAAATAAGAAGAACGGGACAACTAATTAAGGGCGTTACAAAGGGACAAGACAGCGTTAATTTTGGAATACAAATAATGCAAAGCCAATCTTATTTAGTAACCGCACAAAGCACCAATTTAATAAAAGAGCTACGAGCTTATTGTTGGGATAGGGACAAGACAGGCAAACAACTAAACAAACCAATAGACAACTTTAACCACACCATAGACGCGCTACGTTATCACGAAATGGAATCATTAGGGAAAAGCGCTAACTTTGGAAAATACTCGATAAGATGACAAACGACATTAGCGTAATGGTTGCAGTTGTAGAAGAATACATTTACCAGCGCAAAGGCGTTAAGGTAAAAATTAACATGTCAAACCCTAAAACGTTTGTTAGGCACTTTGAAATGCTTTTATACGCGTACGAAATAGCGGTTGCATATAACAATAAACCAAAAACTTAATTATATATTTATGAAATTAGAATTAACTATTCCAACGGACTTAAACGAAATTACTTTAGGGCAATATCAAGAATTTGTAAAGGTAAAAGAAGGAACTAACGATAGCGAAATGTTAGCCGAAAAAATGATACAAATTTTCTGCGGTATTGAATTAAAAGAAATAATTAATATCAAATATACTGAAGTAACAAAATTAGTCGCTCACTTTAATAAATTGTTTAGCGAAACCCCAAAGTTTGCACCGACTTTTAAAATCAAGGATATGGAGTTCGGTTTTATCCCAGACCTTCAAAATATAAGTTTCGGGGAATACGTAGACTTAGAAGAAAACCTTAAGTCTTGGGAAACATACCACAAAGCAATGGCGGTTATGTATCGACCGATAAAGATGAAAGCAAAAGACGGACACAAAATAATTGAATACACGGGAACGGCTGAATTTTCGGATTTAATGAAGTACGCACCGCTTGGAGTTGTATTAAGTTCATCGGTTTTTTTTTGGAATTTAGGAAGCGAATTGTTGCAGGGTACGATAGTTTATTTAGAACAACAGATAGCGAAGAGTCCGAAGGTATTGGAGATTTTAGCGAAACAGCACAATTTCAAAAACAATGGGGATGGTATCAGTCAATTTATGCGCTCGCTAAGGGAGATGTCAGCAAATTTGACGAAGTTACCGCAATGGGATTACTTAAGTGTTTAACCTACCTAACTTTTGAAAAACAAAAGATGGAAATAGAACAAAGGCAATTAAATAAATATATAAAATGAACGGATTTTACACGGCAATAGATAAACTTAAAACGCACCTTGACGCGGACGCGCTGGTTAATTCAGTAAGCGAAGGGGATATTTTTCAAGTCGATTTAGCTAAGCAAACTATATTTCCACTTGTTCACATTATGGTGAATTCGTGTACATTTGAAGTAAACGTGCTTAGATTTAATATTTCTTTAATCGCAATGGATTTAGTCGATATATCGAAGAACGAATGATACGGCGACCACCG